AAGTGATGGCTGCTGTATATGCAGAGGATCTCAAGAAACCACTTAAACCTATCAAACCTAAAGTGCGTCCAGGTTCAGGCAGCATAAAGGTTGAAGTTCTTGTTGGTTCTATGACAAAATCTGAAGTTGCAGATGCAATTAAAAAGGGAAGAAACCCTATGAAATTTAAAGATGCAGCTAAAAAGAAAAAAACTACAACAAACAAAAAAGGTAAGCCTATGAGTTTTTCTGGTAACTCTAAAGGTGGTATAGCTAAAAGGAAAACTAAAAGATGAAAATAGAAGGTGATAAAGTAATAGATCAGTACGGTGCTGTTTTAGCAGAGTACGTGCATGGAGAGTGGCACTCTAAAGATCCTGCTGTTTTAGAGTTTATTCAGGAACAAGACAAACCTAAAACAGAAACTAAAAAAGTTCGTGCTAGAAATGAGGATGGAACATTAAAAGGTGATGATCCTTCTACTCCTGATGTCAATGAAGCTTGGACTACTAAGGTAGTCAAGAAGGCAACAGGTAAGTCATAACGGAGTTGCATATTTGTCACTACTATGATATAACTACTTGAATATAACTATCCTCACCCAGTTAGGGCTAACACAAATAGAGGATAGATAATGTTTAAAAAAATATTCAACAGATTAGTAGAAGCAAGAGCAGAGTCAGCTAGACGTAAAGTTGCACGTATACAACTTGAGAAAATGACTGACAGGGAACTAAAAGATCTAGGAATTGGTAGATTTGATATAGAGAGAGCCATACTGACAGGCAGACCACTCTGAAAGAAACACTTAGTTTTTTTATTGATCATAGGAGTACTTTGGGAGGAGGCTCGTGGACCCAGTAACAATTATCGGTGGTGCTACCGTAGCTTTCAATGCTTTGAAGAAAGGCTTTCAGGTAGGTAAAGACCTACAAGATATGTCAGGACAGTTGACCCAATGGGCAGGTGCTATGAGTGATCTGTCCTACGCTGAACAGAAAAACAAGAATCCACCTTGGTGGAAAGCACTCAATGGACAATCTGTTGAGGCAGAAGCTCTAGAAATCTTTACGGCTAAGAAGAAAGCCGAAGCCATGAGAAAAGAGCTAAAGGACTGGATTAGTTTTAGTATGGGGCCATCTGCCTGGGATGAACTTGTAGCCACTGAAGGTAAAATACGTAAGCAGAAGAAAGATCAAGAATACCGCAAAGCAGAGATACAAGAAGCAATAGTTACTTGGACTCTCTCTATTTTAATAATATTAACTGGAGCAGGAATGCTAGGGTTTATAATTTACATGGTGAACTAAATGGCTAGAAACTTAACAGAAAAACAACAGAAGTTCTTAGACGTGCTGTTTGAAGAGGCACAAGGAGATCCTGTGCAAGCTAAGAAACTAGCAGGGTACGCTGACAGCGTGGCCTCTACTTCTGTTGTCAACAGCCTGACAGATGAGATAGCAGACGTTACAAAAAAGTTTATAGCACAGTCTTCAACCAAAGCAGCTTACACAATGTTTTCTGTTATGAAAGATCCTACTGATCTAGGTGTAAAAGAAAAGATGTTAGCAGCTAAAGATATATTAGATCGTGCAGGATTTACTAAAACAGATAAGGTAGAAGTAAAGACATCAGAACCTTTATTTATTTTACCTGCGAAAGAAGATGAGTAAAAGAGCTACAACAGCAGACCACCCAACCAAAGTTGACTGGCAGATACCACTACAAGGGGAACTAGGAGAGTGGTATCCTGTCGTAAGAGTAGGAAGACACGTACCCTTTGGTTACAAACAAGATGAAACAGATCCAGACTTACTGCTACCGATCCCTGAAGAGTTAGAGTTACTAGAAAAAGCTAAACTATTTCTTCAAGAGTACAGTGTAAGAAAAGTAGCAGCTTGGTTATCTAAAGAATCTGGTAGAGAAATATCACATGTAGGGTTATACAAACGTGTCAGAATGGAAGAAAAAAGGCGTAGAGCTTCCTCGAACTACAAGCAGTATGCCAAAAAATATAAAGAAGCGGCAAGGAAAAGCCAGAAGATCGAAGAAAAAAGAATTGGTGGTAGAAACACCAGAGATCTTAACGAAGACGAAGACTACCTCTCCCTCGAACCTGGAGAACGATGCCCTTTCTGTGGACAAACCAGAGGTCATATTTGAACCTAACCCAGGTCCACAAACTAAGTTTCTAGCTTCAACAGAACAAGAGGTACTATACGGAGGAGCAGCAGGTGGTGGTAAGTCGTATTCGATGGTGGCTGATCCAGTTAGATATTTTACGAATCCACATTCACGAATGTTACTTGTTCGTAGGAGTACAGAAGAGTTACGAGAACTTATATCTGTAAGTAAACAGCTTTACCCAAAGGCTGTTCCAGGAATAAAGTTCATGGAAAGAGATAAGACTTGGGTAGCACCTAACGGTGCAACACTCTGGATGTCATACCTTGATCGTGATGATGATGTTATGAGATACCAAGGTCAAGCCTTTAACTGGATAGGCTTTGATGAGTTAACGCAATGGCCCTCCAGTTATGCTTGGTCTTACATGAGATCAAGGTTACGTGCTACAAAAGCAAGTGGATTGCCACTCTATATGAGAGCGACTAGCAACCCTGGGGGGCCAGGACATCAGTGGGTACGAAAACACTTTATAGAACCCAGTCCTCCAGGAAAAGCTTTCTGGGCAACTGATGAAGAAGGTGAAATAATTACATGGCCTAAAGGTCACTCAAGAGAGGGTGAACCTTTATTTAGAAGAAAGTTTATACCTGCAACCCTGTTTGATAATCCCTACCTATCTGAAGATGGGATGTACGAAGCAAACCTTCTATCTCTTCCTGAACACCAGAGGAGACAACTGTTAGAAGGTGACTGGGATATAAACGAGGGTTCAGCATTCCCAGAGTTCAACAGAAAGATACACGTAGTTGACCCCTACGATATCCCCTCTAACTGGACTCGTTTTAGAGCCTGTGACTACGGATACGGATCTTACACAGGCGTTGTATGGATAGCAATAGTTCCAGGGTCTGAACAGCTAATTGTCTACAGGGAGTTGTACGTTTCTAAGGTTATAGCGACTGACTTGGCTGACATGATCCTGGAATTGGAAGAAGGAGAAAAAATAAGGTACGGTGTCTTAGACTCTTCACTCTGGCACAAAAGAGGTGACACTGGTCCTAGCCTAGCAGAGCAGATGATCATGAAAGGATGTAGATGGCGTCCTGCAGATAGATCAAGAGGCTCTCGTGTAGCAGGTAAAAACGAGCTACACAGAAGATTACAAGTAGATGAGTTTACAGAGGAACCCAGGCTTGTTATATTTAATAACTGCACAAATCTTATCTCTCAACTACCGTCCATACCTTTAGATAAAAAGAACCCCGAAGACGTGGACACCAACTCAGAAGACCACCTGTACGATGCTTTGCGATACGGTGTGATGACTAGACCCAGAAGCAACTTATTTGATTTCAACCCAGATTCTCAACGAACAGGGTTTCAAGCATCAGATCCCACATTTGGATATTAAGGATTAACTAATGGAAGAAGATGATATCTTTGAATCAGACGAACTTTACATGGACGAAGAGGAATCCTCTTTTGTAGAAGATAAAGAAGATGCTGATAGTAGTAGAGATGAAAAGGTAGGAACAGTAGTAGGTCTTGTCGAGGGTAAGTTCTACAAGGCTGAGAAAGCTAGATACACTGATGAACTACGATGGATCAGAGCCTATCAAAACTATCGTGGTGTGTACGGATCAGACGTGCAGTTTACATCTACAGAAAAGTCTAGAGTATTTGTAAAAGTAACTAAGACCAAGGTTCTTGCAGCTTATGGTCAGATTGTAGATGTACTCTTTGGTTCTAACAAATTTCCTATTTCTATCAATCCTACTGTTTTACCAGAAGGTATATCGGAGTCTGTAAACTTTGAGACTGACAGCAACATGCGTAAGGCTCAAGAATCTGATGGTGCGTTGCCAGAAGATGAAACAAGACTACAGCCTGGTGAGACAATTATTGATTTACGAGAAAGACTTGGAGCACTCCGTAATAAACTAGATCCTGTGCAAGATCTTATAGAAGATGGTCCAGGAACAACTCCAAGTAAAGTTACTTTCCATCCTGCTATGGTTGCAGC